CACATCGTCCAAAATTTCTATCTTAATTTCATTTCCTTTATTGATTTTCTTTTCTTCTAGTTGAAACCTAGCTTCCATAGAGGAGATGAGATTGGATTGTGGAAGTGTGATGTTACATTCCGATACCCAATCCTGCAACTCTTCCATAGTTGATAGGTTAGTAATTCTAGCGGTATATCCTTGATACCGTAGTGTTGATAGTTGCATATTTCCTCCTATCTTGATTTTCTCCCTCAAAAAAGTTATATATACTATTGGAACATTTTTGTGAAAGGAGGTATGAATGATGTTTGTATTGTCTACTTATGCAGTAAGCAAAAAACCTAATAAAAATGGAGAATATTATTTTTATGGAGTACATACTACAAATTTCCCAAACAAAGAAATTCTCCAAGCCATTTTGGATTGTAAATCTCCTGAATACGAAAACTTGGGAATGTTTTCAGAAATGGAAGACGCTATCCAAAAGGCAAAAGAAAAAGGTTACTCTCCGTTAATTGTGATCCGATAGCCTTTTTAGAATGTACAGGATTATACCCCGTACATTCTTTTTAATTCTTCGTTGATTTTTGTTAAATGTTCCTCGTTTCCCTCTTCATAGACAAAAATAGTTTCATATTTTTGCTTCAAATTATTTTCAACTCTCTGCAATTCTTCTTGTGTCATATCCAATTTCACATCTTCGATTGTTCCTTGAATATCTAATTTTGCTAAAATTAATCTATCTACTTCTCCAATTCCAAGCCCATGAATACCTTCTATGATTATTTTTGGCATGTTTACCTCCTTTTTCTTGTTTCTCGGAAAATCAGACTTTTAAATTACAGTACTTCGGCAATTCTACCACTCTTGCTTTTATGAACTCTTTTGTCAGCTCTGCAACTTCTTTGTATGTAAACTCCAATTCTTGCATTTTCTTCTTAAATACTTCTATCTCCAATAAGAATTCTTCCATTTCTGTGCTTGCTTTCTTTTTTACATAAAATTCATTTCCGATTTTTATTTCGTTTCCTTTTGGCAATATCTCTGATACCGCTTCCCATGTTTTTCTAGCTATTTCCTTAAGTTCATTTTCTTCAAATTTTTCCATTTTCTTCCTCCTATCCGGGAGAGGATTCCCTCTCCCTAGTTACTTCCATTTGGTTTTTTCCTTTCTTCTTCCCAACATTCTGTCCACATTCTTCTAATTTTCCCATTCAAATCTTCAATGCCATATACATCTCCGTTGTGAGTGATATTAAACGTCATATTCACATTCGCCGCCTTATCCGTATAGTAAGCATTTCCCAGCTGTGTATCTTCTTCTCTACGAATATTGTTGATTGCGTCGAATCCACCAAGTCCCGCTGCCTCTAATTCATAGCCAAACTTCTTCATAATGCCGTCTGCTATTCCTAAGACATCTTTGAAATTTCCTGCTTTTTCCAATTGTGCTTGGAAATTTTCCGCCCGGATGAATTTTTCTATCATTCCTTGATACAAAGCACTTTCACTGAATGCCTTAACCAAAGAATTTTTCACGCTATCATATAGAGATTGTCCCAATGCTTTTGTGAAACTAGAGAACTTATGTTCTTCTAATCCTGTGTTCATTGCACTTGATAAAGCGTTCTTTAAGTCGTTTATCCTATCGTTAAAATCACTCCATGGAAGCATTTTGTTGATTAAGGATAAATCTATTCCATTGCTTAACAGCTCTTTTTTTATGACATCTAAAGATTGTTTTACTTGCTTTTCCATGATGTCTAGGTTCTTCAATTTCTTAAAATCAAAGTCACTAAATAAACCTTTAAAATCAAGCTTTCCGTTCTTTTTAATGTCCACAAGCTTATTTGATATTTTCTCAAAAGCTCGTGTTAAGTAGTTGTCTAAATCGCTAAATACCACATCATAAGCTACCGAACTTGCATTTTTAAATATCTTTTCAAAGTAAGACTTCATAGAACTTAAGAATCCACCATTTCCACTTGCAAATCCCTCTATCGTGCTATTTCGCACGTCCAACATAGAAGTAATTAACACTTGGTTATTTTTCGCCATTTCTTTAATGGTTTCGTTGTATTGCTCTCCAACTAATCCCATTTGTTTGAATTGCTCTGTGTATTCCTTAATCAATTCTTTTTCCGTCTTATATTCCACGCCTGTAAAGCTTTCTAATGTAGAACCTTTGAACAGATCCGCCTTTTCTTTTTCCAGATATTTAATCTGCTCTACAAACTCATGTACCTGTTTCTTCCACTCTTCAATAGAAGATTCTGTTAAGTTTCTTCCGGTTGCTCTTCGTAATGTTTCGTGATTAACGTTATGCAACACGCTATCCAATTGCTTCATTTCACCATCTGTAAACGCATCCAATTCTGACTTACTAAACCCTAAGTATCTTAATAACTCGGATTCTCCAATATCTACTTTGGTATATGTGGATTTACTTTTCTTTCTAAAACCTGAACGGTATCTTTTAGAACCTTTTTCTATAGCAGTAATATCCGCAAAATGTTTTCCCGCTATCATAGAATGATGTAACAAATCAAAGTTGCTTTCTCCTCCGAAAATCATTTTGATAGTTGGATTTTTCGCAATATCTGTCAACATTCTATCTGCAAAGCTTTTAATTCTTTCGGAGTTTTGTTGAATAGCTTGCGTTAATTGCTGTAATGCGGAAATCTGCTTCTTATATGCTTCTTCATTTTCTTTATTTCTTGCGTCAATTGCTGCGGCTTTTTTCTTTCCACTTCTTCCGAATAGAGAACCTACGGTTGCCGCAATTCCTATTCCAGCCGCCGCTATCCCTGCGATCGCTGCCGCTGACCCTAGAGCCGCCGCCATTCCACCACTTGCAGCCGCAGTTCCTGACGCTGCGGATAAACCTGCCCCCGCAATACCATCAACTCCCAACGCTGCTGCCGCTGCTGAGTTTGCCGCTGCCGCACCGGATAATCCACTAGAAGAAAATAATCCACCAATAGCTGATAATCCGCCCGACTTACCAAAATCTTTCCAAGCGTTATTTAATCCACCTATTCCATTGAGAATACTTCCGATACCTCCTAGAGTTTTGCTACCTGTTACATTTCCAAGTTGACTAAAAGCATTTCCTAAAGCATTTAAAGCTTCCGGCACTTTAACAGCCACTTTATTAGCTGCAACCTCCATTTTCCCGGCTGATTCTCTAAGTTTGTCGATAGCTTCTATAGCCTTATCATAATCTCCTTGTGTGATTTTTCCTTGCTTTAACAAATCTGTGTAAGTAGCTATCAACCCTTGAACCTTTTCTAATTCCGCGATTTTGTTTTGGTTTAGTATGTTTAACTGCTCGGTAATTTTGTCTATTGGAACATTTTCTTTGTTGTCTTTTGTCTCTTCCGCTTCTCTTTGAATTCTTTCTAAATTATCAGAAATTTCTTTTGTTTTTCTTTCTAACGGAACAATAATTCCTGTAAAATCAACTTGTTCCATTTTCTTTTTTAAGTCTTCCACTAAATCGGAATTACCTACTTTTTTTGCCAAGTCTAGTTGTTCTAACATTATTTTCTTACTATCTTGGATTTTTGCTAATTGCTCATCAATGGAATATTCATGACTTCTCAAAGACACTCCCTCTAAAGCATTTTTAATCTTGTTGCTCAAATCCTCAATTCTGAAATTATCAATAGCGGTGTTAATTTCGTTGATATTCTTCTTGAACTTTTCCTTTGCCCTTTCCAAAATCTCAATCTTTTCTTGGATACCTAAATCTCGTTTGATTTTTGCTCCAAGTTCTGAAATCAATTCTTTGAACGGGTCTTTTTTGCTTCCTTTTTTGTCTCCGTCTGGGTTATAGCTTTTTTTTGCTATCCCTGAAATAGCTTCGCTGATGTCTCTTCTTAGTGTTGACCTTTTAGAAACATTCAAGCTGTCTAATTGTTTCAAATAATCCTCATAAATAAACTTCTCATTTTTATTCCCTTTGTACTTTCCGCTGTGGAATTCCTTTGAGATTTTATCGATGTCTTCTATATTCAACAAAGATTCAAAGGCTTTTTGCCTTGAATTTTCTCTTACAACATCAACATCTACAAAAACTTTTGCATTTAATCTGATTGTCTCTTTTTCTAACCTTTGAATTTCTCTCTCCATAATTTCTCGAAATTCTTTGGCTAGTCTTTCAAATTCATTGATATTTCCTTGATTATAAGCATTTACTTTCAGATTGTTCAATCTTTCCAAATCTGCCAAAACTTTTGGGCTAAATCCCTCTAATCCTCGTAGAGGTTTTAGGCTTGTAAATCCACCTTGTTCCTTTTGTTTTTGAATTTCTTTCAAAGTCTCAACTTGTTTTTTCAATCCCTCTTCTGTTTCATTTAGCCATTTTTTAGTTTTTTCAAATTCTTCATTTTTAATGTCTAAAATTTTACGAATGCCATAATAAACACCACCTAAAGACGCAATCAAAAGTACTGCTGGGTTATGTAATAGAGCAAAAGCCGCCGTCACTGTTTCAATACCTTTTAACGCTATTCCTAGAGCCGTAATTCCCCCGGTTGCAAAGAATATGGCTTTCCCGAAAGAATATACTTTATCAATATTCTTTTCGTTGAATAAGTCCTCGAAACTTTTTACATCGTTGATATTCAAAGCTCCTGCCAAATCTTTGGCTACTCTTTCTCCTATCTCTTGGGTATAGGTAGAAACAACCATTTTAATTCTTTCCAGGTTAGTCTTGGTAGTATCTAGCATAGTTGCATAGGCTCTAGCCAATTGGTCATTTGGTGCGTTTGCAATTGCATTTAAAACTTGCGTATATTTCTTTTCTAAAATTGCCAATCCCCCTGCCGCTGTTTTAGAACGAATATTTCCAAACATTTCGGTCATTGCCTTATCTGCGTCTTTTGCTTTTTCTTGGATTAGTTTCAAAGCTCCGATGATAGTTCCTCCGGATAAAGTGTAGTTTTTAAAATCTAATCCTCCGGTTATCTTCTTAAATTCTTTTCCTAATTTTGAACTCTCGTTAGATAGTTCGGATAACATTGCTCTTAGTCCTGTGGTTGCTTTATCGGTACGAATTCCTCCAAGTGTCAAGGTCGCTACCGTTGCCAACACTTCGTCCAAAGAAACGTTTGCCATTTTGGCTTGTGGAATTAAAGTTCCTAGATTGTGAGCCATTTTCCCAATCGTTGTGTTTCCTAGATTTTGTGTCACTATCAATTTATTAGATACTTTTACAAGGTCATTTACCGTCATTCCATAAGTCAACATTATAGAGTTTAATAGCTCCGCTGCTTGTGTGGTATCTGTAAATCCTGCAATAGATAATTTATTGACTGTATCCAACATCTTGTATTTATCAGGTGAATCTTGAATAACTTGCACGATGTCATACAGTGAGGAAGCTAACTCTTTGGAAGAAGTTCCTGTTTCGTATGCCATTTTTCTAATATTTGTGCTTATCGTTTCGTAACTATCCTTTGAAATTGTTTGGATTTTCTTGATTGAATATTCATAATCTGCAAAACCCCTGACTGCAAATCCTGTAAATGTCGCCATTGCTAAGAATGTTCTTCTTGCTATTTTTTCTATTATTCCAAAAGACTGCTTCGCTTTTTCTTGCATACTTTTGAATCTGTTCTCTACTTGTTTCAAATGCTTTTCGGCGTCTTTTTGTATTTTTTCAAATAGGTTTGTCCTCTTTGCCATTTCTTCAAATTCTCGAAAGGCTTTCGCAACCTTTTTCAATTCTTCTTCCATTTGCTTTGTAGTCTTCCCCATAGCTTTTTCTAAGCTTTCCAAAGCTTCTTTGGAGTTATCCTGAAATGACAAACTCATCTCCACTGTATGCGACATTTTTCCACCTCCTTTTACAATGAAAGGGAAATCTTCCTAGACTTCCCTTTTTAATTTTGTTGACTCGCTATTTCATTCAATGCACTTAATATCTCCTCTATGTCTCGGATAACTTTCCAAGGGTGGTTATCATACCCAAGAGCTTCTCCGAACGGTAGAAACTTCAATTCATAGTATCTTTGAGAAGAAAAACCATTGGCAACATATTTTTTTACAAAGTATCGTTTATACCTATGTATTTTCAAATATTGCTCTACTAATTTTTCATATCCCGGATAATCTTCTGAAATTTCTCTACCGTTTAAGAACATATCAGCCGCCATTGATAGAAATTTTAGTCGTTTTTTTCTTCCTCTTTCTCCTCTTTTTCTTCTTTCTTCACTAATTCATTGACTTCTTTGATTTTGCCTAACGCTTCTTCTAAATTCTTGGAAGTTTCTCCATATGCATTTTTCAAAACTTTAGAAAACTCTTTTCTTTGTTTTGCGTCCGCATTGTCATAGATAATATCCCCATTTTCTGCAATCGTCATAACTTGACTTTTTAACAAGAAATATTCTTCTGTTTCTTCAAAAGGTTTTCTTGTGTTTACTTCAATCCGGGAAGCGTCTTTATTCATCGCGTAAATTCCACCAAAGCCGTATTGATATTCTCTCTTTTCCCAGAAAGACATCATTTCTTTAATTTCCACATAATTTTCTTCCGTTCCGATTTTAATTGTTTTCATTCTTCATCTCTCCTTTTTATTGAACTGTTCCAATTGCAAATGTAATAGGTGTTTTCTTTGATTGGTCATATTGAATATCCAATTCTTGAGATAACCCGCCTCCACCTTTTTTATCTGTCATTTCTACATTTGTTGTACCTAATTTATGTAAATAGATACCAATGTATTTTTTATCCTTTGTCTTCATTTTGATAACAGCTTCCGCGGTTTCTCCACTCAATAGATTGTCATACGCTTTCTTATACAAAGCCTTATCATAAGCGTTGAATGTCAAAGAACATTTTGCTTCAATCTTTCCATTTCTCGTAATTCTGGTTGCTTTTGTGCTACCCAATCCAAACTTAGCTTCCAAATTTTGATTGATAGAAACATTTATAGATTGTGTATTAGCCGACAAATCTTTACTCATGTGAAATGTTGCGTCAACACAAGTCAATCTGTTACTATAATCTTCTAAAAGCTCAACTTCACTCAAAGAGTCCTGCTTATATCCATACGAGAACCCTATTACTTCCAATGTCATAGTGACATACGCCCCTTGAGAAGCTTCAATAGTAACATTTCCAAATTGACATCCAATTAAAACTCTTTCTTCTTGATCTTCTAAATTTTGTTCCACAATTGTAAAGAACTTCTCTATTTTCCCACTAGCTGTATATTTTCCTAAGTTTGTCAATGTAACTTTAGGTTCTGAAATTCCAGTAGTATCTGGAAGTGATACTTCTGTTACGTCAAATCCAAAACCGGGTAACAATAATTTCAACGTCTCTACAGTTAGATGACACGTAATGCTTCCGCTTGCACTTTCTGACGCTAAAAATGAATCTCCTTTCCATGGGCTTCCATTAAATTCGTCAGAATCTACTATATTTCTCAAAGGTTTTAAGTCACTTTCTGTTACTCTTAATTGAGTAATTTTAGTAGCTTTTTTATCGGAATTTTCTTGAACTCCAACCCCAATTTTTAAATTCATATTCCCTCCTATCGTACTTTTCCGAGTACTTTTATCTTATAAATCCAGACGTCCCAAGCTACTTCTTCATGAGAAAATCGTAAAGGCTCGGTTTCTATCTCGAAACTTCGAAATATCCCGTCAATTCCTAACAAATCTTCTGAATACAATAGCTCGATAATGCTATCTTTTTCTTCTAAGAACTGTTCTAACGATAAGGTATCTCCTTTGAATTCTTGCTTTCTGACAAGGTTTATTGAAAAAGATATACTTTCTGTCTCGTGTTCAGTAAACCCGCCAAGTCCAACGCTTTTATAATTTTCGCCAGCGGGTTCAATCCCAATTTCATTCAAAATCACATCATCAAAGATAGAATCTTCTAAGAATTTTATAGATACTTCTTCAAATTCTTGTTGCAAGACTTCTTGAACCTTTTTCAAAACTTCTATATTATTCATTGAAAATCATCATCCCTTTCTTCTGTGATTTCTTGATTTCTTCCAGTTTCTTTTTGTTCTCGGCTACAGATACAAAACTTTTCAATAGTTTGTTGAAAACCTCTAATTTTAACGTTGCAAGCTTTTCATTCCCCATAGCTGAATAGATACGGTGTTCCGCATAAAGCTCTAAGAGAGTATCGTGTTCAGGTGATACCTCAAGTCCCAATGTTACAGCAATACTCTCCCCCTCTTCTTTAAAGAGGTTTAAAGCTTTTTTCACTTCTTCTTCACTACCGTATTCTTGCTTCAAGAAACTTTGAATTCTCTTTGAATACTTCGTGATTTCCATAGCCCACCTCTATTTGATAGTTACGGTGTATCTTTCAAATAGGTCAGGTCTTACAATTAGTGGGAATGGCGCAGAAGTTGCTCCTAGTTTTTGTTGTCCTGTTTCCTCGTTCGCTTTCGTTTCTATCACAACAACGTCGGAACGTATCATTTCAGGTTTTCCAGACGTTCCCACATAAGACAAACCAGCGTATACAGGGAATAAGCAAAGTTCTTTGAATAAAGTCATGCTCTTTTCTGTGCTTGTTTCAATATCTGCGTCCGGATATGTTTCGATTGTGATTGGGAAGTTTTTCAGTTCGTATTTTATTTGTCCGTCTTCCAATTTTACTTGTGCTCCAAGCAAAGGATTATTCGAACTTTCAATATACGCTGCCAAACTATCCGCAATATCTGTTCCTACGAAAATTCTGTCCGGAAGTGTATTGTGTTTTTTCTTATAATCGGATACTTGTTTTCTAAAAAAAGATAGCCAACTTTCAGTTTTTTCTTTGTTTACTGTTTTTGGATCCTCTAACCCCAAATTAACTTCCGCTCCGCTTGCGTCATTTGCTTTTCCTGTCAAGAATACACTTGCCGCCATGTCTTCCTTAGAGCCCTCAATTGCGTTCTTGATTGTAGTTAATTTCAAAACTCTATCATACGTAGAAGCTTTTATTTTTTGACCGTTTACGATTGCCAATTCTCCCGGTTGTTGCAAAATTGTATCTTCCGCAGAAACCCCGACAGACGCACTCAATATATCCGGCTTGATTGCAACTGTACTAAATCCTCCAACCTCAATTGGCTGTAATACAGTTCCTCTTGGTACTAACTTAGCCTTTACCAAATGTTCCATAACTTCATCTACTCTGATAATTGTAGATAACGCCATGTATGGTACTTTGTTTTTCTTAAATAAATTCCAAAACGGAGTTGGTCTCGTTTCAATTGCGGAAATTGCTCCGATTAGTTCTTGTTGTACTTGTGTTAATGCCATTTTTACCTCCTTATAATACGTAAATTCCTTGTTTTGCTAATAAAGCCCATAATTTTTCATCGTCTGAAACTTCTTTCACATACGTTTTCGGTACCTCTCCTTGCACAAGAATAGAAATAGAAGTATCTGCCGATGTCACATCCACGTCATTTTTTACAATTCCGAACAAAAATAATCCGGTTGCATGAGTTTCTTTTGCATATTTAACCCATTTTTTTGTAGTGTCATTGTAAGCTAAGACGTTTCCAATCTCTAATTTTTTGCACGCTTTATCTACCAATCCGGGAATAGATACTACGTCTTTTGTAATATTTTTTCTGTCAAATTTTTCTCTTTTAAATTCTGCCATTATTCCTTACCTCCTTTGTTGAATTTTTCGTAAAAATAAAGCCCGATTATCGTCATTGCCGAACCTGCGATAAAACACATTAAACCCGTCATTATTTACCTCCTAGCATTTTCTTTACTTCTTCATGAGCCTTTGCCATCGGGTCATCTCCTGCTCCCTCTTCAAATTCTCCAAATTCCATTCTTTCCACTTCGCTCTGAAAATTAGCTGCGTCCGGCAAAGCTTCAATTTCTTTTTCGATTTTCTCGAAATAAGAAACATTTTCTTTCTTTCCGCCCGCTTCAAATTCAACCGTACCTGATTTCATCAAAGCTTCATCAATAGCGAATTCCACGATTGATTGCAGACAAGGAACTACTTTTTTCTTCATAGCTTGTTTCAAAGCATTTCCTTTTTCCTTTCTCTCGAATTCTGCTGTGATTTCAGCTCTGATTTCTGCTTCTGTCTTAATCTTTTGAGGTTGTTCCGGTTCTTTTTTCTCAAAATCAGCCCAGTATAGCTGTCTAATTCCCTCTTTTTCATCATTTGTCAGACTTCCAAAGATAGCTGTGATAATCGCTACTTTGTCATCTAAATTCATGTCTTTGACAGAATTAATATCAATCTTTGCTTCTTCGAATTCTTCAATCACTTCAAATTCAATTTCTGCATATTCTTCTTCTGCGAACTCTGCTCCTGCAACCTGTGGTTTTACGCCAATTGGCAATAATGCAACCTTAGATAACTTATTATCCCGAATTTCAACAGAAACCCCTTTAATTACGCTATCATTGAAGTATCCTTGCCCTTTTTCGTTAAACTCTACTAATGCAGTCACTACTCCGTCCGTCACTTTGAAATCGCTGAATTCCGCGACTTTCAAAGGTTCTTCCCCTTTTTCTGCCCATTTACTTGTATGAGCATAGATTCCGTCTACTCTTCCAGCCGTTCCAAAGATTTCATTCACTTTTTCTTTGCTGTAGTTCCCTTGCGGATAATTCCCAGCTTGAAAGACTTTCACTCTCTTTTTCACTCTTTACCTCCTAATCTCTTTTTTAATTGCTCTTGCACGTGCTTAGCCGCCATTTCTCTGTATCTCTCAATCATCGCCTGATTGAAACCGATGTATGGTCTAGCTCGAATGTATACAGATTTCTTTTTTACCCAACTATCCCCGATTTTAAACGTCAAATATGGCTTGTTCTTAGCTTGAATAAGCCCTCCGTATTGATGTAGTCTAGCTCTTATGTCACTAGTTCCAAGAACCGCCTTATTTTTGTCATAAGAACGTCTCAAGCTATCTCTCAAACTTCCTGTGATGACGAGCGGTCTTCCGCTCCTGTATCCTACTGTTGCCCATTGCTCGCCATTCGGACCTGTCGAGGTTCTGAACCTATCACGCGCTGTTTTTCGCATATCTTGTGATATTTTGTCCATTAACTCTCTAGTAGCGATTTTACGAGTACTTATATTGATTTTAGTTGTCAACTTAAACCCCGTCATGCTTCATCACCGTTCAGGTCCTCTTTTGTGATTCCTGCTTCTCGCATTTTCAAGAAATTATCAATTCTTTTAGCCTTCAAATCTTCTCGCTTTTCGTCAAATGCCAACTCTTCATCTCTGTCTTTTATTTTCTCTAGCTTGAAGTAAAATTCCCGATAATCGTACCCAAAGTACAAACTATCAAAATATAAGAGTTGTTGCATATTATCTGTGATGAACTGACAACAATCATTCACGACTTCATCAAACGATTCTTGATGTATTTCTCCAAGCCCATAAGATCCACGCCCTTGCCCGTTGTCGATTGTTAGCGTTCCACCTAGCAAATTTTGAGTTAGTTTCTCTTTTTTCCAATCGTGTAACTTTATATAAACGCTAGGGTCTATGTCTTTCAAATCAAGCAAATACAGGCTATCTGATAGCTTCATGCCCAAGCTTGTCGGAACTCCAATTACTGTCCCACCGCCTTGCATTTTCTTCACTTCTTCCGCCTTTTTCTTTACGTCGTCCTCTTGCTCACTGTCGTCATATGCAAAGAAAATGATAGTTTCACCGTACTTTTTCGCTAGTCCCCTCAACTGATTTCCAAACATTTTTTTATCTTCGTACGCTTGTAAGCAGCTTTTTAACACGCTTTTTCCTTTTTTGTTCGCAATGTCACGCTCGTGAATACATAAGAAATATTTTTCTTTGTCTATGTACGTCTCCTTGCTTCCAGCTGTAATATACCAGCCTTTTTTTGTGTCAAAAGCTACGTATTTTTGAGGTACTAGCACTAGCGATTGAAGATTATAGTTTTCATCGTAAATTTTCTCAAACAACGAAAAACCGTAGTATCTAGCGTTTAAGATATGTTTAAAGATACGGTTAAATTTAGATACGTTAAATCTGTCTTGTATTTCTTCCGCTGCCGCTTCTAACTCTGCTTTATCCGTGCAAACTCTTAACTCTCTCGCTGCTACTGTTCTTGTAATTTTGTTCGTCAATATCGAAATGTCTTCATCATGCAACATTTCTTCCACTTTGCTCGTGTCTAAAAGCTCTTCCGTCGCCGATATTTCTTCAAACAGTAATTTTGTCAAACTCTCCATTAATTGCCCTTTTCCGACCTTGATTGGCTCCATTTTCCACCTCCTAGCTTGTGATTATTTTGAATTCTCGACTATTTTTTTTGTATTCTTTTAAAAATTTATGTAAGCAATAGTATTCAACGCTGTCACATGTGTTTGAAGCTGCTAAACCTCTGCCATGAACCGGCTTTCTTAAGTTTTCGCCTGTTTTGCTGTCTTTTTTCCATTCGTATTTTTTCATCAGATGTACCATATCACGCACATTCTCGCAGTCTAGTAACTTAAGATTATGTTGTTCTAAACTGTGTCTCGTGATTTCTATTGTAGTCGCTACTGCCTGTGCTTTTAGCTTTGCAACTTTTTTAAATTCATTTCTGTAAGCTTGAAATCTGCTAACTAAGTGCGTAACTGCGTCTTGCCTGTTCGCTGAATCATGAGGCAAAATAATCTCAATATCTGTTATTTTATTTCTTGCACAAAACTCTTTAATATACTGTATATAGTGAATTGTCGGCTTATCTACATTGGCATAGTGATGTATCACAGTGTTATTCACGACAAAGCATAACGCTGTACTATCGTTTATTCCCAAATCCTCGCTTACATACAGCTTCTTGCCGCTTATGTCTAAACTATCTACCCATTCCGCTCGTGATAAGCTATAAGCATAAATAGCTTCCTCGTTCGCTACGTCTGTATCACACAAGTATTCTTGTCTAAACTTACTATCGCTCATAAGCGTTCTTGCTTCCGCTAACTTTTCTTCCGTATATACCGCATTTCCGTCTTCATCTACTGCTTCTTCGCTGTTTGCTGCTATGATAGACTTTTCCCACTCATCGCCTGTTTTTTCTAGCATTTCATTAAATTTTGAGCCGAAACGCGGCGTAGAAACAAGGATTATACGCCCTTTTACGTTAATGACAGACGGTATTAGATATGTCACAATGTCGTCATTTTGTATCAATGCCATTTCCGAAACTATCAATAAATCGAGGTTTCCCCCAACTTTCGTGTTAGCGTCTTGTGAGCCGACGAAATAAATCTTTGACCCATTTTTGAACTGCAATGTATTGTCTGAATGGTAGAATTTATCAGACTTCAAGGGCAATTTCAGACACTTTGTATCTATCACTTCATCAATCAGTCTTTTTCTCTCATTCGTGTAACCGTCCAAAATCATCATTTTCCCTTGTTTCATCGTCGGGAATATGTAATAAACTACGGTATTTGGCTTGTTTATACACTCCCTACATGCTAGACTTAGCGTTAAAAGGTCTTTTCCAAGCCGTCTTGCCCAGCAAATAAGAAAAAACTTTACACCCTCATCAAACGACTGTATCAGCTGTTTTTGGTAGGGTCTAGCATTAAATTTATAGTATGTCGCTTGTGCTTGCTTTCTTTTTTTTATTTCTTGTTTTACTAAATTTAATAAGCTCATGTTTACTCTCGCTTTACAAATAAAAGTATTTCATCGTATTTTTTTTAGCACTTTGTTCACTCTGCATTTACAAACGTTTCTTTTTTTTCAAGAAATTTCTGCAATTCTTCAAGCTCTTTATCGTTCATTTGTTCGATTTTTTCTAGCATTTCAAGCTTTAGCTTGCTTTTGTGTACTTCTTTCTCGAACTCAAAGCGTTCTAGTCTGTCTAGTCGCTCGCTCTCTAATATTGTTTGTTCAGTCTTTTCATTCATTAAGAGCATTTCTTGCGTCTGCTTGTTAGATTCAGATACTGCCAAATCTGCTTTTATTCTCGTATTTATTTCTAATCTGTCACGCTTATTCTGCAAAATCATCTCTTTATGCTCTTCCCTCAAGCGTCTTAGAAAGTCAGTTTGCTTTTCTTGTAAATGCTCTTTACTGCTTAACTTCTTACAAATATCAGTAGTTGTGCCACTCAGTGCTTTCGCTTCTTTAATGCTCGAACCTGTCACGATATGAGCCCTTGCAATCTCTTTTCTTCTTTTTTGTTCGCCTCTATCGTTCGTTTTTTGTTCGCTGTTCGCTAATGTGTCATCATATGTTCGCTTGTGTTTCTGTGCACATCTTATAGAGATGTTTAATGTTTCAGCTATTTCTCTCGTGTTTTTCTTTAATGCTAATAGCTTGTATACTTCTTCTCTTACGCTCACATACAGACACCTCCCTATTTTTTCGCTTGATTAAAAAAAAGACGAGATATACAAAAATACATGTTGTTTACATGTAATCTTATATATCCCGTCTACTTTATAGACTGTAAAATATATCTTAGTATTTAATTTTTAAAAAATTTTTTCTAACTTTTTCCATTGATATTATTGGACTTTTTACAGTTCTACAAAAATATTTAAAAAAAGTTATTGACATAACTAGATAGTTATGTTATACTCAAAGTGTGAAGGGCGAAAGACCTTACACAAACCTCGCGAAAGGAGGTGATATATATGAAAATCCAAGTAATTTTGGTAATCGGTAGCTGGCGACTGACGATTACTCTAACGAAAAGAAATTCATAGTATCAACCCCCTCTTCGGAGGGGTGTGGTATAATACCATCCGCCAATGATATTATACCACAAATCTTTCAAAAAAGCAAAAAAAGGAAGTGGTATCAATGTTAAAAGAAAAAGCAAGTGATTTTATTTACAAAATCACTTGGACTGTCGAAATGTTAATTCTAAGAAAAAAAGCACTTTCTATTAAAGAAGTGCTTAAGTTAGGGGGGTGGCTGTAATGTATAAATATTACAGCTATCTAAGACCGAAGGAGGAAAATTGGAAGAAAAAAAGAAAAGACGTGGCTATGCCACGTCGGAACAACAAGTAGCGGCGAACAAACGTTACCGAGAAACAAAAAAAGGTAGTTCGAACCAAAATCGTTCGGACTACAAATCGAAAGCAAAAAAGTTCGTTAAGGAGTTCGCGAACTTAGAGGAATTGGAAGAACTCCAAGTTTTGATAAAAAACAGGATTAAGGAGGAAAAAATGAGTAAAATAATTTTCAACGGTATAGAATACAATCTATACCAAGTACGAGGTGGAGATATGTTTCCATGCGAGGATTTAAACATGTTCGCATGGAAAAACAGAGTGGAACACAAAGTGGATGAGAGCGAGTATATTCCATCCACTTTGGAAGAATTAGAAAGAAAAATAGAAGAAGTGAACAACTTCTTCGAAAAAAAGAAAATAGAAAAAGGTTGGTTCCTCATCTCTAAAGATGATGATGAAGCCAACGAATTATAAAAAAGAGGGGAAATTTTCCTCTCTTTTTTTATTTTTTGAAAAAATATTTTCGTGAAAATCCTCTGCAAATCATATTTTTTAAGCCTTATAAAAATATTTTAAAAAATTATAAAAAAACCATTGACACGGTACCCGTTTTGTGTTATAACTATATTGAAAGAAACGGGTACCGTTTCAAAAATAAAAAAGGAGTGATGAAAATGAAAAAATTAATGAAAACTTACGTAGAGTGGAGGGCGATAACAGAAGAATTGATGGGAGAATATCCCGGAACTTCTGTAGATTGCGGGGAATCTTGCGTAAGAGAAGATTTCTCGAATTACGCAGGTTTAAGAGAATACATCTCTTTCGAAGAGATGTTAGAACTAGAAAAGGAGTATGAAAATACTCTTTTCTGGGGGAAAGTAAAAAAAGAAATAAATCGGTGCGATTATGAAATCTGCACTGACCTGTTTGATAAGGAGACAGGAGAATGTACTGTTGACATATCAAGCGGGAAATGGGCTGGTTATTCAGTCCCAGCACAAGTCATCTTTGGAGAGGAAGAAGATGAACTTGTGATTGAGGATTGGGCTGTCGTATACAACGCAGCATACGATCCAAATGAAGAATAAAAAAGCCTTTCAATCTTAAAAAAATTCTAAAATCAAAAGGCTTGTGATGTACGAATACATCTGGACAATGTAAGTATATCACAAGCCTTGACAAAAAATCAAGGAGGAATATTATGAAAAAATTGGATTACGGGAAGTACATGGAGGGAGAAATTTCCTTCCTTACAAAAGCAGACGAGGAAGCTTGCTTGCAACACTGGAACGACCAAAACGAGCTCACAGTAGATGAGTTCGGAAGGGTTTTCAACGAAGCTGGCATTTGGATTGCTAGCATTAAAATAAAATAAGAATAAGGAGTTATGAATATGCTAAAAAATATTGTATTGGAAAGAGAACTAAACGTTGTTCTAGGGAACAACATATCCACTAAAGGAATTGTTAATATATGCGGATATAAAGGGTTTGAAGGGGGATATGAGAGAGAAAAATTCTTAGATATTACAGGATTATTTAAAAAAGAATACGACTTTGAGACGTTGATAAATAACGTAGCATGGGTCGAACAAGAATACCATGTAAACTTGGACATCGTTAAAAAATTTATAAACGATGCTCAAAAAGAAGGAATGTATGCGTCTTTATTCCTTCAACCGTTTCAAACAGAATTAGAAGGCTTCTTCAAATCTAAAACAAGTTTTGAAACAGTAAAGGTTATCATGCGAGTCAATGTCGAAATAGAGGATGGATGGCAGGCATTGATGGGAGCTAAAGAAGTTTGTTATGAAGAAAAAGAGGAGGATTGCGAATGAAACATAAAATTGAATTTAAAAAAAAATGCGAAATGCTCCAAGAAATTATAAGTTTTTTAATAGAAAATGATTTAGCTTTTTCGTTAGAAAGCGATCATTATTTAGATGATGAATATTTTAATTTTCGTAACGTGTTTAAAATTTGGAAAGAAAACGAAAAAAGAGAATTATATCTCGAATTGAACAAAAATGAAAAGGCGTTATATGTCTATGCGAATGACTATTCCGCTAGAACGGGATGCCCGGATGAAATCATAAAAGGTATTAGAAATATTAAAAATTTTTTAAAAAAGTAAAAGGAGAATGATGAAGATGAAAAAAATAGCACTTTTAAATACGTCAATCTGCACAACTACAGGTATTTACAAATTAACTGATATAACACTAAACCAAGCAAAAAAAATAGTTGCAGAAAATAAAGATAATTTATTATCTGCAATCGGTCATGAAAGCACAGCACAAATTATGACTGAGCTATTAGAAATACCAATTTCTGTTAATAGAATCCAGTTCGCACAAGAAAACAATCAAAAAGCGATTGTTTTCAAATTGAATGGCAGAGCACCGGAGGGAACAATTTTATCAAAGTCAGAAATAGAAGCGATTGGATATAAATTCCAATTGTTAGAAAGATTGGATTGAGGCGGGAGGATGATTATGACTGTTAAAGATGTTTGTGATAATTTCCTTGCCGCATGGCAGCCAACCGTACGAAAACGGACTTTCAAAGTCCGGGCTGAATCGTTCCTTCTACATCTGAAACCGATTGCAGATATAGAAGTAGAGGACCTGACAACTGATATGTTAGTGCAACATATCAAAATCCTGCGAGACAGAATGCACGCCAGCACTGTGTCGCAATGGCAAGGGTTTTTAAAACGATGTTTCGCGTATGCAAAACATCACAGGAAAATAGAAAAGGACATTACAGAACAACTGTTATGTATTTCGTACAAATCCAAGCGCGTGGCGTATATTACCCCGAAGCAGTTTTACGCACTCGTGGAAGAAATGAAAACTTTCACGACTTTAGAAGACTTGGAAGAGAAAATTCTTTTTCTCGAAACTTTGTTTCTGACGGGGATACGGCATTCAGAATGCCGAGCCCTGCAAGTGTTTAAGTTTAATTTCGCGGAAAATACAGTTCTGATAAGTAATGCAATTTACTCTGATCAAGCCGGAGTTTGGGAATTGACGGACCCCAAGACTGAAACGAGTTTCCGGGTCATATCCGTCCCAGAGTACCATATGGAAAAAATAAAGTGTTTTGTAGAGAAAAACAGAAAGAAGCCGGAGGATTTCTTATTTTCATACCCCGACGGAACTCCGCGAATTTTTACGTTCGCGAAATGGCCGCTTGAAAAAGCAGGAAAAAGACTGGGAATAAAAATTTCCACGCACGGCTTGCGGCATTCGCACGCAACATTTTTGAGACAATCTGGATTAGATTTAGAAAAAATACAAAAGAGGTTAGGGCATGCAAACGTCCTAACGACGATACATTATTCCCACGCAAAGCTGGATGACGAAGACGTCGTTGACGTCATTGAAAAAACGTGCTATCCTCTGAGTAGAGGTGAGGAGGAATGGAAAAATATATGAGAATATTGAAGATAATTTTTGCAAACGACGGGAAAGGACGAGTTTCGCCGAAACTGTCCATCCCCAAAAATTGGTTGGATAGCATGCAAATTTCAACGGAAGATAGAGAAGTCGAGGTTCATTTCGATGAACAAAAAAAAGAAATTACGATAAAAAAAAGGGGGGATTTATGAGCAAAAAGTATAAATTTACAGGAGAAGAGAGAATCATTCAAATCGGAAGCGAAAAAAGAGAAGTCGTTGTGAAAAGAATAGTAGCTTTAAAGGACTTTTCAGACGTAGCAGAAGGAGATTTAGGAGGGTGGATACAGTACAAACCCAACCTTTCCCAATCGGGGGATTGTTGGGTATATGATGACGCTTGTATCTGCGAAAACGCGAGGGTATACGGGGATGCGATGATTGATTACGGATCTATTGTGTCCGGACAAACAAAAATATCCGGCTCTGTGAAAGTGAGTGGAGCAAAAATAGGCGGAGACTCCTCAATAAATGGGGATGTCAAAATACGAGGAGAGAAGTAAGAATTTTCGCAAAAAAGAGGAGCTTTTTAACTCCTCTTTTCTAATTTTATTTTTTAATATATTTTTACATTCTACAACTTTGACCTATTTTGAGTATACCCTTTTTCTTATAAAAAAATCAAGTACTTTCCAAAATTTTTTTCAATTCTTCCCATTCAAATTTTTCATTCTTAGAAAAATGAATAATCCGGGAACCTTTCTTATCTATTTTTACCGTAATCTCATACCTCCCGCTCCCAAGCTTTTTTATTAAGTTTGGAATTTCTTCTATGCTCACATAAGCCATTTAAGCCCCCTAAATTTTCTTTGATGACTAATTATATACCTAAGCTGTTTCAAACGCCAATTCCGAACTCTCACAAAGTCAGAGTGAAAATTTTATAAAGTTTCGATACTGTTAAAAATAAAAGACAAGTATATGAATAAAGCATAACAACAAGCCAACATTATCATATAAACGAAAATTATTAACATTCCTCTATCTCCTCCATTTCCACAATCACGCCGTCGAACTCTTTCTGTTTCTCTAACGTGATTTTTCCAACATATTTATCTGTATCATCTTTTAAAATTCCGCATTTTACTAAGCTGTCTTCAATTAACTTAAATAAATACGCATGATTACTGACGTCCAACCGGGACTTAAAAGACATTTTCAAATGAACCGGTTTTTCGTATTGTTTGTGATTTAATCCTACAACACTTCTTACCAGCAATCTCATCTTTTCTTTGTCCTTGCTCCTGATTGCCCAATGAACCCCGGTGTAAATTTTATTCAATCCCATTTTTCCGTTGATTTTGATTGGGATTTTAAACACTTGCTTCATAGCCTTACCCCACAATTAAGGCTATGACAAATGCGAGCCAACCGGTTATGGCTGCAAGCCAAAGACAAGCTTCTTTCCAATATCTTTTTCCTGCCCGAATGTAAAGTTCTACATTTTCTTCAAGCAGATCCTCGCTCATTTTTTCTAATTTCTCAATATATTTATCTTTTTCTTTGCAGCTGCAAGCGTGTTCTTCGGTTTGGAGTTTGCGATATTTGTTGTCTGCGTATTCATCAAGCAAATCCATGACTTTCTTTTCTGCTTCTTCTTTTTTGTTGATGTTCGTCAATGCGATATCGACATGATATCCCTTGTCAAGCAAAATCGTTTTTACAACGCTGAACGCGGATTGAATATCATCTTTCTTCACACTTTTTCCGTTCTTAGTTTTCAACACTTTTTTCATTTATTTTTCTCCTTTCAAATTTAAATTTTTTTAATACATGTTCGTGACTTCTTATTCCTGTTCCTCTTAGCAAGTTGTATTCTTGTTCTGTAATTTCTTTTGCTATCAGTCGATTTACTAAAGTTTCTATATATTCATCCGGATATTTGTTAATTTTCATCTTTACTCCCAGTAGTCTTTTTTATTTTTTCTCCTCTTGCTCCCCCATGTAAACGGAATAATCCGTACCATTTCGTAGATCCTGTCCGTTATTTTGTTGACTTTGTTAAATTTTAAAGTTTCATCTAAATCAGATAAACTCAAATTCGTTGTGATTAGAATTGGCTTCCCAGCTCGGTATCTCTCATCTATCAAAGCAAACAATTTTGATTTTCCCCATTCCTCGCTTAGCTTCTCACTACCCAAATCATCAATAAAAAGCAGATCCACATCTCTAACGGCAGATAGCAAGTTGGTTTCCGTCATATCATTTTTTCCGAAACTGTCTTGAATTGTCCTCAAATATCCGCTCATAGAAAAACTTAGAACGGTATATCCTTTTTGTTTTAAGCTGTTGCAAATACAGTTTGCCAAGAACGTCTTCCCGTTCCCCGGAACTCCGGTAAAGAGCAAACCGCAATTTTTTTCTAATGCGATTTTAAATCCTCTTGTGTATTTCTGAATTTTTTCATAGAGTTCCTGCTCCTCTTTGCTTTCTGTTTTTGCATTTGAAAATACGTCTTTCCCTGCATTTCTGTCAATGATAGAAAGTTTTTGGAATTTCTGTATTTTCTTCAAAGTTCGCTCTTTTATCATGCAATCACAATCCATAGCGATTTCCATTCCGTCTTCCAATCTTTTTAGAATAGGCTTGTTGCATTTTGGACAGGTCATCAAAACTATCTCTTTTCCCTCGTAATTTTGCGGATTTCTTAAGATATTTTCATATTCTTCATGAATACTGTAATTACTTAAGGCTTGCATAGTATTCTTCCACCTCCCTTGCATAGTCTTCCGGTTTTATTTCTTCCGGAATTTTTTTTGTTTTTGTTTTGCAAAAACTTAAATAAAATTCTTCTTCCAATCCCTGCCACTCATGATTCATGCACCATTCCATAAAATCAAAAGCGTCAGGCTGTCGTACCCAACTAGAATTCAAAATTTTAGATATAGGGCGATATGTTTTGAGTGGCTTTTTTATTTCAGAACGAAACTCCACCCATTCTTTTATTTTCTCTTTAAGTGAAGTTTGTATATCCTCCTGCTCCAACTGAACGAGGATTTTTCTTTTAATATTTTCTTTTATATTATTATTTATATCTTTATGTTTATTAGTATCTTTATATGTCGGATTTTTTTCCGAGTTATTTTCGGATTTTTTTCCGAGTTCGCTCGGAAATTTTTCCGAGTTTTCTTCCAAAGTCGGATTTTTTTCCGAGTTGTTTTTGATAAAATTCCAAGTTTTTCCTTTTTCAGTTAATCTTATCAAGTCCATATTTTTATATTTTATGTACTCAATAATTCCTTTTTCAGCTAATACTTTCAAAGTTCTATAAACCGTATCCGCTTTTTCAAAAAACATAGGTAATTCTTGTAATACTAAATTTCTCGATACAAAATAGTAAACTTTATCTTCAATAATAATTTCTTTTGCCCAAGAATTGGCTTCGTATAGCAAAGAAACCAATATACCTTGAGTGGCATTTAATCCCCATTCCATACATTTTTGATTATTCAGGGTCGTTATGAATCTCATTTTTTACCTCCTTAGTTTTAGGAGAGCCTTTGGATACTCTCTCTTTATTATTTCAACAAGAAACCCCTTAATCCCCAGAGCTTCCAAAGGCTTTGGGGAGAGGCTTCCAATTCAAACAACAAATTCCGAGCTATCAACTAATAGTTGACAGCTGAACAGATTACAGACAGTTCAAAACTTCAATTCGAGGGCTCTTGATTTCAGAAAAAATATCAGATAAGTATGGCTTTATATAATTTTATTAAGGAGTAGAGCCCTCGAATTCAAGGGGCAAAACGAGAGAATGCTCGGCGTGAATACTACCATAATTCTGAAACTCTGCTTGCCCTGTTGTACGTACAACACTTGAACCAACATTTCTCTCTAGCTATAATCGCTTGCTCGTAGCTTACAATTGTTAAGAGAGAGCCGCTGACGGCTTTTTTAATGAGAAGCCTAACTCAATTGATTTTCTTTCTCCAAAAAGTTATAATAAAAATAAATTTTTGGAGGTATTTTTTTATGGAACAAATAACAATACTTGATACTGCGAAAGCTATTTTAGAAAATCCTGATGAAGTTCTTCTTTCTTCTAGCTTAAATTTCGAGCAACACCAAGCAAATCTTAAAATGCTAGCTCATCTTGGTGTTGTTCCTATTGTAGAAAATGAATTTCTTTTTGAAAAAAGTAGAATTCGTTATTTCGTCGAAAACAACGGAAAAACAGAAGAACAAATCATTTCTGAAAAATCTTTAAAAATTAGTGAAAAGGCAAATAAAATAGCGATTATTTCTCTTGTGATTGCTATCGTATCTATCTTTATTTCTTTAAAACATTGATTAAAATCACAACACTATTCATTAGAACTGCTAACGCTAATAAAATCGGCGTTAGTTTAGGGTCTTTTATATTAAATTTCATCTCTTCACGCTCCTTATTATTTATAATTTCCGTTTTTTTCGGATTTTAAAAACAAAAAAATAGTATCCAAAGTTTCTTCCAATTTTAATATCCAGCCTAAATTAACAGGCTTTCCATCTTTTAATTTTAATAAATTATCAGAAACATTTTGTTTTGAAACGCCCATTTTTTCTGCAACTTCATATCTATTTAATTTCTTTTCCCTTAGAAATAAATCAATTTCTGAATATAGTTTTTTGCAAAAGTTTTTACTCCTCATTTCCTCTCACCTCAACATTATCTTATCCGTTTTTTTCGGAAATGTCAATAAAAAAAATAAAAGCCACTTTTTTAAGCGGCTTAGGTTTATCATTTTTTCTTAGAATCTTGCAAATATAATTTTATTTTCGGCAAGTACTGTTTGAATTCTAAAAAGGTGTAACTATTTATTTCGGCGTTCGTTTCCGCTACCATAACAGCTATTTTTCCTTTTGGAGTTGCATAATCTTCTATTTTTAAAAAATAAACAGTGTATGAATCCAAGTTGCTATATGTCGCTGAATCTTTTTGCGGGTCCATATTGCGTATACCTTTTATTTGCATTTCGTCATCTAACTTCTTCCTTAGTTTTAAAACTTCATCTTCATTTTGAAATACGTAAATTTTAAATTCTCCAAAAGTATCTTTGATTCTCATTTGGTTTCCCTCAAATTTTGCATGTGGAAACCACTTTTTTAATTTTTCTTTGTCGTAAGAACTTCTAAAATCGTTCCCGCACGATACGAACAACAAAGCAAGAATAAATCCTAGTATTATCTTTTTCATCTTTCCTCCTTGAATAAATTTTAGTACGTGTTTTCTTTTAGAACTCTTATAGTATTTCGCCCTACTTTGCCATCCGGAACTAACCCATAATCTGTCTGAAACTCTCTAACAGCGTTTTCCCCTGTATACCCTAGAGAAGATAATCTCTTGTTGATTTCTTTTCTAGACATAGAAACTCGTTGTTTTTCTTTTGGTTTGTGATAACCGCCCGGATAAGAAAATTTACAAGGTCTTAGTCCCATTGCTTGCGCTTCTGTAACATCAACTTTATAGAGATACTTAGCTCTATTGAGCCCTCTGCAGTTTTCGGAAGCGTGGAAACAATGCCCTGTTTTTGTGATGATTACAGTTTCTGCTAAAGATACGAAAGATAAAATTAAAAACAACATACAAACCAATTTCTTCATTTTTCCCTCCTAACTATTTATTTTTTTATTTTTTTCAATTGATTTCTTTCGATTTTCCAATTTTTTCTTGGAATATTTTGGGAATATTTTTGGAATGTTTTATTCTGTTTTTTATCCCAAATACTCCATTATTTCTTCCAAAATTTCTCTTTTCAAAAATAATTCTTCTTCCGGAATACGTTCCTCTCCTAAAATTCCCTCTAACAAGTAAGCGGCAAACTCATTAGCTTCCTTTTCTTGTCTTGCTGTCCTAACTATTTTAGTATGGTCTAATAAAAATCGTGTTGTTTTGTCGCAATGTAAAAGTGCGTGCCCTAACTCGTGAGCTAACACAATCTTAATTTCCCATTCTGTCAGTTTCTCGTTGATAGCTATAAATTTATTCCCAACCGCAGAATTATAAAAGCCTTTAATATTTCCTAAATCCATAAATAATACTTCAATATTAAGTTTCTTGCATATTTTAAAAAGATTTCTTGTGCCGCACCGTTCAATCAAATTCTTAACCCTTAACTTAATATTCAATGACAACACCTACTTTTTATCTGTTTTATTTTTAGCATACTTTTCTTTGTTTTTAGCTTTTCCTATGAAAAACATTTCTGTCATAGCATCCAACAATTTTTTCTTATCTTCTTCTGATACTTTCTCATCCCCAAAAAATGAAGAAGCTTGTGATAATGTAACTTCATATTGGTTCAGTTCTCGCTTGTTAAGACTCGCCACTCTTGGATCTAAAATTTTCTTCCCTATATCGTTTGGCATAAAAGCTGAAAATAATTCTTGTCTTTCTTCTTCTTTTAATCCAAGTGCTTTTGATAATTTTTCTAATGTTTTTATGGTTGACTTACTTCTTCCTGTTTCTATATCTCCTACAGTTCCCTTTCCTACTCCTGCTTTTTCCGCCAATTCTATTATACTTATATTTTTTCTTTCTCTAAGTTTTTTCAAAACAATACCTAATGTTTCCATAAACAACCTCCGTTTTCTCTCATTTTACAAAGATTATAATATAATTTCCGAAAAAAATAAAACTTTTTCTTGACTTTTCCGATTTAATCGGATATAATGTATTTGTAAAGGAGTTAAAACAATACTCCTAAATTTTTTAAAAATAATTTCCGATTTAATCGGAAATAAAGGAGGAACCTATGAAACTTCAAGAAGCAAATGCTAGATTTGAAAAAGCTCTAGCACTAATTAACAAAGAGGAAAACTATTGTCTTCAATACAGCTTTGTATTTGACAATGGACCTCTATATACCGTGGAATTGGCTAATATATACGGAGCAATTCCACACCGAGAGGGGCTAATTGAAGCCTATATCAAAGGTCTTGGATACATTGAAGTTGATGTTCAAGAATACCAAGACTGTTTAAATGAAAACGAAGTAATAGCCTATGTCAATTCACTAGCTGAAAAACTAGAGAAAGACATTGAAAAGGCTATTGAAGAAGCCAACGAGGAAAAAATGGCAGATGAATTATATAAAGCGAAATATCCAAGCCTATGGGCTGAGGATAAAGCTATGGGATTTTAAGGAGGAAATATGAAGTTAGTAAAAATGTCAAACTTGGAAATCGAAAAACAAGGCGGAGTATTTGTGAAGTACTCCGACTGGAAATACAAGGGGGGTATAAAAATGGAGGAATTGGAAAAGAAGATGAACGAATCGGAAGAAAGAACAATTCAATCCGCAGAAGCATTATCAGAATATATCGCAACGTTAGGATTGTCAGAACCACAAATAAGGAAATTAAATTACTTGATACTGAAACACGTGGATGACTGTATCCATTGGGGCATTCAAGTGAAGTTAGGACATATGTTAGAGGAGTTAGAGGAGGCAGAAAAATGAAAGATAAAATATGGAACGTTGCCGGATTTTTCTTTGTCTTATTTATCTTTATTAGTTTTTTCTACATATGCATGGTAGAACCGCCTTATCACGATTGGTTTACAAAAGTATGGACTTTCATGATAGGCATTGGAATCGGTGCTTTGATGTGTTGGGGAGATGAAATTTTATAGGAGGGAATTATGAAGACGATAGACATCAAAGGGAAAAATTATGTAACTGTAGTGGAAAGATTGAAATATTTTAGAGAGCACTATAGCGATTGGTCTTTGGAAACGGAGTGGATCTTCATAGAAGAGGAAAAAGCTGCTTGTAGGGTTGTTATAAAAAATCCTGACGGGCAAATAAAATCTACAGGGACAGCTATGGAAATGAGAGACGCGAAAAATTCTCTAGTGAACAAAACTTCTCACGTGGAAAACTGTGAAACATCGGCAGTGGGAAGAGCTCTAGGAAATTTAGGGATTGGATTAGACGGAGATGTGGCAAGTAAAGAAGAAATAGAACTTGCCAAAAAACAACAATTGATTTTCACAATAAACTCAATGATAGATGATAAAAACCGAGAAGAATACGAATCGGAATATAAATTATCTGAAATGGGAATGATGAGTATCGAAGAACTTGAGGTTATTAAAAGCCAATTAGAAATCAATCAAAAAAACTCCCTTTGTAAAGCTATTTCAAAAATAGCAACTCCGGAAGAAATGCAAGGGATTTTAAAGAAATATAAAACCAAAAATATCGGAAATCTGGACTTAAAAGACTTAATTTTTACACATGACACTTTAGTGAAATTCAATCAAAAGTGTTCAAAGGCAGAAATAAAAGATTTATTGGAATGCTGTGAAATTGTTGACGTGAATGCTAGCGAATACATAAAAGAGCATTATAAAAAAGAGTTAGACGAACTCACAAAAAAAGAGTACGTCACAATGAAAAAGAAAATTAGCAACTAAGGAGGACTTATGAGAAAGAGAATGCAACAGTATAAATTACAGCAAGCAGGAGAAGAGTTGGAAGAATTGGGACGAAAGTTAAGAGTTTTCGCCTACAATTCGGACAAAAAGATGATTAATAAGGAAGAAATTCAAAGAATTGTAAGCAATCTGAAAAAGATTGTAAAAACATTGGAGGAATAATGAAAGAATTTATACCGCATACAGTAGAGCAACACAGAACTTGGGAATGGATAGCCTCCGACCTAGCGAACTGGAATACGGGGAACAAGGTTGGAGCAACTCCCGACCTATTGGCACATGAGAAAGCAAGGTTTCAATTGAAACAGGCTTTCTTATCGGTAATGGACTATAAGCCGTCTAGCAAGCCGATAGAGGAGTTTCAGTCTTTCGTGGATAAAATGGTAGGGCTTAGTGAGGAACAACGCTTAGATTTAAAATTAGCCCATATAAAATCTATGCAGGATATGTATTTCAAAAAAGAAAAAACGTTCTCGGTTGCTATGAATTTATTCAGCAAGCAGAAGATGACGGAACTAATTGATTTTAGCTTAGCTTTATTGAAAGAACATAACATTCCTTTCCGAAAGGCTATTACGGAAATGCTCAAAGAACAGGAATACGAGCATTATGTATGGTTCTGTTTGAAGTATAAAGCTTGCGAAGTGTGCGGGAACGTGGGAGAGCTCCACCATGTAGACCAAAGAGGGAGCAAAGGATATAAGACAGATGACGGAAGAAATGAGAGAGTCACTTGCTTGTGCAGAAAACATCATTCAGAAATCCATGCGGACGCAAGGGCTTATGAAAAATATGGAATTCATGGAATTTACCTAACAGATTCCATGATAGAAAAGCTAAAACTGGTTTATCCGAACCAGTTCAAGGCATACAGGAGGGCGGAAAATGATTAGGATGAAAAGAATAAAAAGTTTCGATAACCCGGAGCAAGCTTTTCTATTTTGCAAAGAAAAGAATCGAGGGCAACAAAACCCGAAATATTTAACGTTCCGGATAAATAAAAAGCTATACATCGTTCAGAAAATGTTATTGCCAATCGAGAAAATCGAAATGCAAGAAAAAAAGCCGAGAGTTCCTAGTGAGGCGGCAAGAGTGAAGAGGAATTATATTCTTTCCAAAGTTCCTGAAATTTTAGAATTAAGAAATCAAGGAATGTTTTGGAAAGATATAGCGGAGAAAGTTAAGTTAAATGAGAAAACTTGCAAAAGATATTATAAGAAAAATAATTAGGAGGAAAGCATGGAAAAAGAAAAGGTTTTAGAAATAGAATTTATTCCAGTTTGGGATAAATGGGTTTGGAAAATTACAAAACAAAATGAAAATGTTTTAAAAAGAAATATGTTTAAAGATGACGGAATAGGGGTCTTTTCTTGTCTTTCACCACAATTTAAGTCAGAGGATAACAGACTCTTTATAAGAGGAAGTAACAAAAACCTTGATGATAAGGTGGAATCCTGTACCGATAAAGAAAAAACGATTATCGAAGAAAAAGTAAAAGCCATCAATGAAAAATATGGAAAACAAAAGCGTTGGAGAGCGGAATATGCAAAGGGTTATTTCTATATAAGAAGTTTCGGAGAAATATATGTAGAAGTCGAAACACGCGATATGAAAGATAACAAACATTATGAATGTGGAAACTACTTTCAAACTCATGAACAAGCTGAAAAAGCATTAGAAAAAGTAAAGAAAGCATATCAGGAGGTTTGGGAACATGAGTAAATACAAAATAAAATTTTATGCTTCAACAAGATATGTAGGAGCAGAGGTAGAAGAAGATGTTGATTTAATAGAAGACTATGGTTTTTCAGAAGAAGAAGCAAAGGAAATTTTTGAAAATGAAGATAAAATACAAGAAATTTTCAACGAATGGATCTGGGAAAACATAGATGCAGGTTGGAAGAGATTGGGGGAAGAGAAAAATGATGAGTAAACAAGTGAAATGTGAACTTTATAACGACCATAACCAAAATTATAAAAAATACGGGATCCCCAAAGCGCAATTAATTATCGCAGATATTCCATACAATCTAGGGAACAATGCTTATGCAAGCAGTCCCGAATGGTATATCGGAGGAGATAACAAAAACGGAGAAAGCAAAAAGGCAAATAAAAGTTTTTTCGACACAGACCACAATTTCAAAATAGCAGAATTCTTCCATTTTTGCTCTAAAATGCTAAAACCAGAGCCGAAAGAAAAAAATCAAGCTCCTTGTATGATTGTGTTTTGTGCATTTCAACAGTTTCAAACAGTCATTGATTATGCTGCAAAATACGGAATTAAAAAGTACATTCCTTTGGTTTTTATTAAAAATTCAAGTCCACAAGTTTTGAAAGCAAATATGAGAGTTGTTGGAGCTTGTGAATATGCTTTGGTATTGTATCGTGACAAACTTCCAAAATTTAGAAACAATAAAAAAATGATAAAAAATTGGTTTGAGTGGGAGAAAGACAAAAAGGGAGAAGTTGAAAAAATACATCCAACGCAAAAACCTCAAAGGGTTCTGAAAAAACTGATTGAGATTTTCACAGATGAAGGCGATGTTGTTATTGACCCAGTCGCAGGTAGTGGAAGTACATTAAGAGCAGCAAAAGACCTAAAAAGAAATAGCTACGGCTTTGAGATTAAAAAAGATATGTATCAGTTAGCACTTGAAAAAGTAATCAATCCGCAGAAAGATGTGGAACAATTAGAAATGTTTTAATGAGCATTTATGAAAACAAGGAGTTGATAAAACAAGATGAGGGAATTTAAATTTAGAGTTTGGGATATTCTTAATGAAAAAATGAGAACATGGGGAGATATTTTTTATTTACCTGCTTGGGAGATTTTTCCGGGAACTCCGGAACAGAGATGTTTTGAAGTTATGCAATATACAGGTACAAAAGACAAAAACGAAGTTGAAATCTATGAGGGGGATATTGTAAAAGTTCCACATTTTTCACATGATGAAAGAATAAAAATAAACGGTGTTGTTAAATATGTCGATAATAGAGCTGAATTTGTTATTGACTTAGAAGATATTGAAGAAACTTTTTATTGCTGCAATCAAAGCGAAAGGTTTGAGGTTGTCGGCAATATTTATGAAAATCCTGAATTGTTGGAGGAAAGATGAAAATAATACATGGAGATGTTCGAGAGAAATTATGCGAAATAAAAGATGATTCTGTTGATTGTATAGTAACATCCCCACCTTATTGGCGTTTAAGAGATTATAAAAATCAAAAACAATTAGGGTTAGAGGAAACACCTGAAGAGTTTATTCAAAATCTGTGTAATGTTTTTGATGAATGTTACAGAGTATTAAAAGATACCGGAACATTATTTGTAAACTTAGGGGATAGTTATAGCAATAGTAATTCTATCAGCACAGTAGGGAGAAGAGGTTTTTATAAAGATGTAAAAGATATGACTTTGAAGAAAACAAAATGCATGGCCAGAAAGAAATCTTTAGTAGGAATACCAGCTATGTTTATGCTAGAGATGATAAAACGAGGTTGGATCTTAAGAAACAAAATTATTTGGCAAAAAACAAATGCAATGCCTGAAAGCGTGAGGGATAGATTTACTAATGATTATGAAGAAGTTTTCTTTTTTACGAAGAAAGAAAAATATTTCTTTAATAAACTGTACGAACCTTATGCAGAAAAAACCTTAAAGGCATTTAAAGATGGAAAAATTCCAAATTCACATAAATACCTAGAATCAGGAAAAAGTAAATGTGGAATGAGAGAGGGAAAAGAATGGTTAAATATAGTAAGTGAAAAAGGGAGAAATATGAGAACAGTTTGGAGTATTGGGACAACTGGGATAAAAGAAGCTCATTTTTCAACTTTTCCTTTGGAAATTGCTAGAAGATGTATACTTGCCGGTTGTCCTATTGGCGGCACTGTATTGGATATATTCTTGGGAAGTGGCACGACTTTGTTAGCTGCCAAAGAATTAAACATGCATGGGATAGGAATTGAATTAGTGGCAGAAAGTGTAAAAATAGCAGGACAACTTCAAGAATTTCAAGTTTTAAAAGATTGGTGCGAGGTGGTGGAATGAAACAAGTAGTAAGATTTAAGAGTTATCCTAAATTTTTTGAAAAAGAAAAATCAGGATTGAAATGCAATACAGTTAGAGTTTTTGATACATACGATGACAGAATTAAGTTTCTATATAATGTTTTTTCAGAAAAAGAAAAAGATGTATTTATTGAAATAGAGAACACAGAAACAAAAGAAAAATTTCAAAGAGTTATTTCCGATGTTAGTACTTTTAAGATCGGGAATGAAGAAGTTTATATAATTTCTTGGAGGCACGAAGATGATGAAACTAAAGCTTAGAAAATTGAGAAAGAAGAGGGAAAAAGAAAGATTTCGTAAAAGCTCGCTAGCTATTACAGAGTACAAACGTCAATCGATAAGAAGAAGATGGGATATTTGCCTAGAAAAATTTTTAGTTTGGAAAGGTCCAAAATGGTTTTTCAATGTTGGCAAAATAAAAGCAAAAGCAAAAGCAAAAAAGCGAGGTGGGAAGAATAGATGATAAAACTTATAAGAAACAGTGAAATTGAACAGCATAAAACAAGATATAAATTTTATAACAACCGATGTAACGGCTGTAATAAAGTTGGAGATGTAAATATATTAGAAGTTAGAGCGGATGAATCGTCCGGAGGAACTGTTATTGTACTTTGCGATGAATGCTTAAAAAAATTAGGAAAGGAAATTGATGAGAAAATAAGATGAAAGAAATTTACATGAGCCAGATTAAAAAGATTTTTGAAATGTATATGGATATTTTTGAACAAGAAGATTCTGATTATCCAGATTATAGAGTAATCCGACCAAAAGAAAGAGCTATTGATAGAACTTTAGATAAAATCACAGATAACAAAGAAGAACAAAGAAAAATTTATTATGCAATCATAGGTCATCTGTTCAACAGAGGAGATGGAACATACAGACCAATATGTGATGACCTTAGAGCATTAGGATATACAGTCGTGGAAGGGAGATAAGAGATGAGAACAGTGGAAGAGATAAAGACGGAACTAGAGAAGTGGAAAAAGGAAAAGATTGAGTTAGAAAATGAAATTGATAGGGCAAGTCCAACTGCTTTTGGTTATTTGAATAATTTAGATAAAGAGCTTTATAAAACTCATTGTATGATTGATTTATTAGAGTGGGTATTAGGAGAGTGA